AGCGCCGGTAGTGACCATCTCGGTGTAGAGCAGGGCGTGTTTGGAGAGCAGGCGTAGGAAGAACCGGCAGTGGCGGTCGGTCCAGTCCATCATGGGTGCAACACTAAAGCGCCGAGACAGTGCGGGGCTTGATTCTGCTGGGCTAAAGCTCTGTTTATCTAGCATTTTACTCAACGTGTTCTGGGCGTGTTTTGGGGCGTTTTCCGGCGTTTTTAAAGCCTCGGTGGTACGATGTACCACTCAAAAACGGACGCGTACCACTTTCTATATGGCGACTATCAGGGCAAGAAAACTGGCAGATGGGACGGTGAGCTACACGGCTCAGATCCGCATCAAGCGCGACGGAGTGCAAGTCTATCAAGAGAGCCAGACCTTCGCCCGAAAACAGGCCGCACAGGCTTGGGCACGTAAGCGCGAGACGGAGCTGGATGAACCAGGTGCGATTGAGCGGGCAAGCCGCAAGGGCGCCACGGTTAAGGAGATGAATGCTCAGTATTTGGTCGAGGTGGAAAAGGCCCGACCACTGGGCAAGACCAAGCGCGCGACGCTGACAGCAATCGGCGAGACATACTTGGGCCAGTTGGCCGATACAGAAATCAACACCCAGGCCCTGGTCGACTTTGCCTTATGGCGAATGAGCAAGGAGGGCGGTGGGGTTCAGCCACAAACCGCCGGCAATGACCTGGCGCACCTCGGCGCTGTACTGGCGATTGCCAAAGATGCGTGGGGATACCAGGTCGATCCGCTCGCGATGGGCGGCGCTCGGCGGGTACTGAGGAAACTCGGTTACAACCTGAAAAGTCGCGAACGTGACCGCCGGCCGACGCTGGACGAGCTGGGAAAGGTGCTGCAGCACTATGAGGACATGCAAGCGAGGCGTCCGTCTGTTACCAATATGCTGAAGGTCGTAGGTTTCGCCCTGTTCTCCACGCGTCGGCTGGATGAGATAACCCGTATACGCTGGGCGGACGTTGACGAGGCTGGTCAGCGGGTGCTGGTGCGCGACATGAAAAACCCTGGGCAGAAGATCGGCAACGATGTGTGGTGCTATCTGCCGGACGAGGCGTGGCACATTCTCCAGACGATGCCGAAAGCCGGCGAAGACATATTCCCGTATAGCCCTGAGTCAATTTCCACGTCTTGGGCAAAAGCCTGCAAGTTTCTGGAAATTGCAGATCTGCACTTTCACGATCTACGCCATGAAGGTATCAGTCGCCTTTTTGAAATGGACTGGGATATCCCGCGAGTGGCGAGTGTTTCCGGCCACCGGGATTGGAATTCGATGCGGCGATACACCCATCTGCGTGGTAAGGGAGACCGCTATTTGGGGTGGGAGTGGCACGAGAAAATATTGAGGGCGCCCGTCCAACTGGGCGCCGCGTCAATGAAGTGGCTCAAACGACGTGTTTTAGCCCGTTGATCTGGCAGTGCTCTTTAACCGCGGCCGCGCGCTGCAGGTCCAGGTACGCGGCCAGGTCAGTAAGGTGGACGCCCTTGGCCGACTTCTGGCTGGGCTCCAGGCGGGTGATGGGCAATTTGATCTGACCGCTCATCACCTTGCGCTGGAACATGTCCGGCGTGAGGTGGGTGAAGTAGTCTCGGCATACCAGCTCCAGCGAGATAATCGCTTGTCCCTCGTATTGAGCCATCAGGATAAATGCTGTGTTCATGGCTATCCTCATAGATGCGAGTATCGAGACCGTTTCTTCTGTTTGGCCGCTTCACGCTCTGCCATTAATGCAGCCCATTCCACCGTCTTGCTCTGCTGGCGGATACGGCTACAGGCTTGGTGCTTACGGGTAGAGCGAGCATTGCCACAAATATCGCAGCGGCTTGGCAGGTCGAGGCGGTGGCTGGCCATCGTCGGGCGCTCACGCTCAATACCGGCGCTTTTAGGCATGATCACTGCCCTCCCATAAGCATGCGGGTGAGCGCATTGGGCTGACCTTCAGGCGTCAGTTTGTCAACCGGTTGCGTAACGCAGCGACCGTTGGCCGTGCGCAAGTTAGCAACGTTGCCCTCGATCCCTACGATCACACCTGTACGGGCGCTGAGCCGATATTCCCGGCCACCGCCGCTCATTACGACGTAGCTGACCGTGTCGCCGATTGCCAGCGGGGTTGTGGTAGCCTCTGCGGTGCCGCCTTGGGGTTGATTCACTTGCATGGTGCTTCTCCTTTGGGTGGTCGGTGTCGAGGGGTTGCAGCCCCTCGGCACCACCTTCTTATTGGCTTGCGCCGGTTGGGTTTTGCTTCCGCACCAGGTGCAGCAGCAGGTTTTCAAATTCAACAACATCATCTGTCGCTGACTGCCATTCCAGTACTGCCTGGATCTGATCCCTGCTGCACTCAAGCACCAGAATTTCTTTGTCGCTCACCGCACGAACCTCAAGGATCGCGACCAGGCCAGCTGGGTCGTAGGCTTCGGCGTGAACAATTTTCCCTGACTCGTTACACCAGTCCTTCAGCTCTTTCAGGTGTCGAAGACGGTTGGTTTCGCCCTGTTGGCCGTCACCGGTGATGACTTGTACGTGCATGGTGCTTCTCCTTTGGTTGGTGTCAGACGTTGCAGCGCCTGGCGGGTACGGCAGGTGATATGTCAGGCCTGGAAGTGCCAGCACTTCACGATGGGTTGCTTCGTGATAACGGCGTTGGTTTTGCTGGCCTGGTGAGCCCGTACCGCGCTGTCAGTCGCCTTGTTGACGTCGAGCAGCTTCCGCGAGCGGGAGTCCTTCAAGCGCTCGCGCAGCTCGCTGACATCAGCGATTTTTTGCCGGTTTTCTGCCGCGCATTTCACGAAGTCGTTGAGGTTGATGGCGATGATGTGGTCTTTCTTGCTGTGGTTGACCACCGGGCCTTCTGCGTCCAGACCTTCCAGGTATTCGTAAACCTCCCAGAATTCAGCCACTACCGGATGGTCGGAGCTGATCGAGGCCTGGCGCTCAATCGCCATGCGGATGATCTGCGAGCGGGTGTGCTCGACCTGTGCGTCGGTGAGCGGCACCACCATGCACAGGCAGTCCAGCAGGGCGAGCATTTGGGCGTGATTCTTGTTGATCCGCTCCACCCGGATGTAGCCGCGCAGCTTGTTGCCGCAATGGCTACATTCGCTGTGTTCGTCTTTAAATGGGGTGTCGCAGGCAAAGCAGTGGGAATGCAAATTGCGCAACTTCGCCTCGTAGCCCGCTATCCGCAGGCCGAACAGCTCCATCACCTCCAGCTCTTTACGTACTGCCTGCAACACAAAGTTGCTGAGTCTCGAACCTTCCAGCGCGTTGAGCCGATCTGCCGCCGCACGGCTTTCAGCGGTGACGTTCGGACGCACAAAGTGCAGTTTGACGATCCGGGTCATGATCGCTTCTGACGCCACAACAGGGGCGTTCTGGCTGATGGCAATGGTGCCGCGAAACGGTGGTTCGTAGGTTTCGTTACCGGCGGTTTTCACACCCTTGGTCGCCAGGGTGCCGCCGCCGTAGTAATCCTTGAGTTCGTCCCATTCGAAGGTTTTAGCGTGGGCCTTGTCGTCGCCGCTGCGGTCTGATTCCAGTAGCACGATGGGCATGCCGGAGACCTGGCCCATCAAGCGGCTGCGGCCGGCCTTGGTGGATTTGGACGGGTCGAACCCTTCGTATCCGTCGCGCCCCGCGAGTTTCCATAGCAGCGTGAGCAACGTGGTCTTGCCAGCACCGGCCTCGCCAGTGGCCTCAAGGAAAGGAAAAGACTGGTACCGGCCGCGGATCTGTTCGGCGAACAGCGAGCCAAACCAGAAGGTCAACGCCACGATGCCCTGGGCACCAAAGCACTGCCACAAAAGCCCAAGCCACTGGTCATCGTATTTTTTGCCATCCTTCTCCAGATCGATCTTCACACCTTTTTGTAGAGTCTTGAGCTTCAACTTGCCCATCTCAAAAAACTCTTCCTCGTTGATGTGAATTACCTGGCCTTCGCGAATGGCGACGTCGTTGAACACGTAGCAGTGGTATTCCTTGCTGTAGCCCACATAGTCGATGGTCTGCACGGTCTTGATGCCGAAAAGCTGGTCTTTCATGAGTTTGTCCAGTTGCTGTCCACTGCCGGTGAACACGGCTCCGGCACCCATGCCGAGAAGTCTTTTCTTGAACTCGCTGGCAGCGGCGACCTGACCGCCCGTGAAGGTGTTTTTCACGGAACCGCCGTCGTGCGGGAAGTCGACGCGGAAGAAGTACCAGGACTCGTCGGTGATCTCGTTGCGCTGGAAATAGAGCGCTTTGGGGTAGCAGTTGGCGATCTCGACGACGCAACCGGCGACGTTCAGCGCCTTCTCCCGAAGCTGCTTTTCATTGAGTGTCTGGGCTTCGTGGCCATCGCTCTTTTCGAGGGCTTGCTTGGCGCTGTTGTATTTCGCCAAGTCCAACTTCCACCAGTACAGGCGGGAGTCGAAACAGAAGTGGAATTCCTCCCGCTCACGCCACTGGTACATCAGCAATGCCTTGTCGCTGGCACTTTCTGCGATCAGCAGGGCGCCCTGGTGGCGGGCTTCTTTCAAGTCCTTTTCGATGCGATCAGCGCGAGCTTTCTCATCGTCGATAAATGCCCAGCGTTGATGCAGATCGTTCCAGTCAACCTTGCGGGCGTCAGGCTGTGAAACCTGCGCTGCCTCGCAGGTGAAACCGAGTTCGCGGGCACGGTTGACCCACATGCGGGTGTACTTGTGAGCGCCTGGCTCGTTGTCCAGGGCCCAAACCAGCTTGGGGGTTTTACCGCCTCGATCGGTGATCAGGGCCTTGAGTGATTCCTCTGGAAAGGCGTTCGAGGACAGCGCCGCAACCGCAGAGATACCGTTTTGAATGAGCGCTATGGCGTCGAAGATGCCTTCAACAATCCACAGCTCATTTACTTCGAGCAGATCCACGCAAGGCGGGCACCACCAATGGCCCCTGTAGCTCTTAAGGGGTTGGAAGCGGGCCTTCTTTTTACCGAATCGCGACGGTTGGTCAATCAAGCGCTCCCAGTACCCACCGTGCTCGAGGGGAAAGCGCACAGTCGCAGAGCCAATATTCAGGTCACGATCAAAGTAGCTTTCCTGGGTGTACCAGCCTTCTAACAGCTCAACGCGGAAACCTCGGGCAAATGTCAGGTACGCCTTTGCGCTGGCGGCAGGCTCATCGCAGGTAGCCGGTGCGCGCTTGCTCCAGTCGTCGAACAGGTCCGGGTAAATCTCTTTGGTGGGAGCCATGTAGCGGCAATTTTTCTCGCGGCCACAGCGGATGAACCAGGGTTCATCGTGCCGCGAAAACAAACGTTTCTGATTGCACTGCGGGCAGGTGCCCTTACGCATGTAATGCGTGCCTTTCATGTGCTGGAGGCCGTAATCGGACTCCAGGCGCTGAAGCACGTCAGCGCGGATCTTGTCTTCCATGGGCTTGCGAATCACTGCACATGCTCCGCAGCCGTAACGAGCTGTTTTTTCAGCTCGCTGCGCGTCTTGCAGATGCCTGCCAGGTAGGGCAAGTCCTCAAGCACCTTCGGCGCACGCTGACCACTTGGCACATTCCGGTAGCGATCGGAGTACCAAATATCAGCCATGGTGACTTCGTACTGGCTGGTCAACCACAACAGGTAGTGCTGCGCCTGTAGTTCGTCCAGCTCCAGTTTTATGGTGATTTTGCTCATTTCGGCCACCAGTAGGTTGCAAATTTCCCCTACCCACGCGGTGCGGGCATCAAACAGGGAGGGTTTTGGATTAGTGCGGGAGGTTGCGCGTCAGCAGCAGGCGTGTAGGAAGCAGGCGTGCTGAAATTGGGTGTCGCTGTTGGGTGCAGTTGTCGAGCAGCCATATCACAGGGCGGAACGGGCCGCTGGTGGGGTAGATGCCCAGCCAGGCAATACGCTTGCACGTCATGCTTTCGAACTCAGCCACCGCCAGCTCAGCAATGCGTTGCACCAGGTGCGTGGGCACCTCAAGCGACAGGGTTAAGTACCTGGTGCAGTTCTCTAAGAGCTGGCTGTCGCCAGCAAGATGCTCGCAACGGTGGCGGTACAGATAGGCCACGGCCGCTTGTTGCATCGCGGCACGGTAATCGCTTGCGGGGTTGGTAGTAAGGGCGATGGTGTTCATACAGGTGCGGCCTCCGGTTCCAGTTGATCAAGCAGATCAGGTTGCTCATTGGCGGTTTTCATTGCCTGGCGACGAATGACCACATCTGCAACTGGCAGCTTTACAGCGGGGTTAGGCATGCCGCTGGGGCTTAGTTCGTGGGTCATTTGAAATTCAGCACGCACCGCCCAGCCGCAGGCTTCGTTGGTGCATTGCATGTAGGTGATGCGCAAAAAAATATGCTGGCCTTCGCTGGTGCGGATGCGCATGCGTCCATGGCAGTGAGGGCAGACGAGCTTGTAGGTGCTCAATGTTTTGGCCCCCGGCTGTGCAGCAGGATCGTTGCCAAGACTTCGGAATGGCGAGCCGCCATGTAATGACTGTGAGCACGCAAAATCGCCTCAGCTTCGTCCCGCTCGATGACACCGTCGTCCAGTGCCTTCGCAATGATCTGGTCGACCACACCGCGCTTGGCTGCTGCACGCACTGAACGGTTGTAGAGGTCCACGTTGTCCAGTGTTTCAGGCTTGGCGAGGGGTACGAACATGCCGCCGTACATCGCTGCGATGTATTCCGGCAGGTAGGTGGTGCCCATGTCCTGCTCCAACAGATGAATCTGTTCATCGCTCAGGGGCCGACTGCCGGCGTTTTCGTAGATGTGGTTGTCGAACTTCTTGAGTTCGTATCCAAGGCGCGCGGCAGCGCATTCCCGGCCCCCCTCGTAGTCGTTGATCACTGCGCTCATTACTTGGCGCTTGGTCGCTAGAACTGGGCGTTTCATCTTCTGGTTTCTCCCTGGAGTCATCGCCCCTACAGTCGTTTCATACAGCCGGTGCTGAATTCTGCTCGGCGTTTTCCGCGAGGATTCCCGGCAGTATTTCTTTGCCGATCACCCGAGACAGGTCTCGTAGGATTTGGAACGTCAACCTGCCACGGGGCAGCTTGTTGTTTCCCGCCCAACGCTGAACCACTTGCGTCACCGTGCGCACCTCATAGCCATGGCTTAGGGCGAACTGACGGAAGTTGCTGCCGTGCTCGATCAGTCGTGCTTGGATCTGGCGCTTTTCCATGGCTTGGCTCATGGTTCGAGTGTTCCTAGTTGGTTAAGATGTACCTGTTTGTTCGCAGTATACGCACCAAAACGGGTGCGTCAATTGGATTATATGAAAAAATGAGTATAGCCGCTCGCCTGCGCAGTGTTATCGACGACAGAGGCATGTCTATTAAGGAGGCCTCAGCGGTAGTGGGGATCCCCTACAGGACGCTCCAAAACTACCTTCTGGGTGAGCGGGAGCCTAACGCGAAGGCCATGGCTGCTATTCGCACTCATTTGGGTATAAGTCTGGATTGGTTGCTGACAGGCGAAGGCCCTATGTGTCTGGGTGTTTCGGCTGAATCATCGGATGCGCGGACTGTGAATCAGCAGGAGGAAGCCATCCTTGAGCTGTTCCGCTCGCTTGGAGAGGCAGGTAAGCGGGAGATACAGAGCGCTGCTGAGGAAAAGAAACGCTTAATGGATGTCGAGCAGCGCCTCAAGGATTTGACTGAAGCCCTTGCCGATACCAAACGGCCAGCATAATCTGTACCCATTGAGAACGGGTCAGTCAGACAGGGAAGCCCACTGACCCACCCGCCTAAGCCCGATATAGGCAAGGCGGTCCGCCCTGCGGCTTACCCCAAATAGACATAGGGAAGTGATCAGTGTTTATAGTATTTCAATCTGACGGCTTCTTATTTAATAGCTTTTTGTTGCCGACTTATAGGGTGACAAATCGTAGGCCGCTGTGGCGGTGAAAGGAAAATAAGCTACTTAGCATTCAGGTTCTTCAGCTGATATTTGGCTGAGTGATGTCGTACTTAAAATTATAACTATTTACATTGCTAATTTAACTTTGGGGTGCGGGGATGATGGTCAAGGCAAAGGTTGTTCAAGAGAAATTTTCTGTGTCATACGACGCTGATGATGGTGATTTTAAGAACCATGAGATAGATGCGCTTGATCTTGCTAAGTCTATCCTGGGGGTACACAATGCCATTGCAGAGGCCAGCGCACTTATGAATAAGGGAGCTGAGGTTGATCTTAAAGTGTCCTCGCCTGTTCGTGAGGGTTCGGTAATTGTCGACTTTCTGCTTTTTGCTACGACGCCTGCTGCCCTTGATATTCTTCGATATATTGGTTTTTCCGCCGCTGGAGGGGCAGTCGTCGGAGGGTCCCTCATCGAAGTTGTTAAAAAGCTTAAAAGCCGTAAGGTAGCAAAAGTAACAATTGAAGCTAACTCTGATGTCGCGAGTATTGAGGTTGATGGTGAAATTATAAAGTGCAACAAGTACGTTGCCCAGCTTGCAGTCGATAAAAAAGTTAGAGACTCGTTGCATAATGTTATTCAAGCTCCGATTGCTGGTAAGAAAAATGCCACGTTTAAAGTCTTGGACGAAGATGAGGATGTTGTGCTGTCTGTGAAAGAAAGTGCAGCTCATAATTTTTCGCCTCTTCCAGTAGGTTCTCTGGAGTCGGAAGAAATCTCTAAAGAGAAGACTACGGCCTATTTTGTTCAAGTTAACTTTGAGTCTGGACGCGGTTGGCGAGTGAGGCTTGCAGATGGAACAGAGCACGCAGTCGAGCTTGCAGATGAAAAATTCATGAACAAGGTTGCCCAGAACCAACAAACTTTCTCGAAAGAAGATCTATTTGAAGTATTGATTGAAACAAAGGCAGTATATAGGCAGACTAGATCTACCTATTCTTATACGGTTGTTGAAGTTACAAAGCATTTTGCAGATAAGGGTCGCCGGCTAGTTTGAGGAACGCTCATGAGTGTTAATCCTAACCTTGTAGAGGCGCTATTTTATTTATCCTTGATAATATTGGCGCCTATTTTTTTCATGCTTTCTCGTATTCTTAGTCGATATTTGCTTAATAGATTTGTTTCGACTGGGAAAGTGGTTGTGGTCTATAAGCGTAATGGTGTGGTTGTGAGCAAAAAAACCATTAATTCCACAGCCTATGTTGTTGATCAGCTCAAAGCTGCAAATGGAGGTGCATAATGGAGGACTCTCCAAGAAGTGTTCCTCAAGGGCTCCAGGCTTCTATTACCGCGGGGCTTGGAACTTTTGCCACGGCAAGCTGCATGAAGTGGTTGCCTGCGGAGCACGCACAATACTGGGTTAGCGCTACTACTCTGCTTGTCCCCGTTATTGGCTATTTCATTGCAAAATTTTTTACCCGAATTGACGAGCCTGAAGGCCTTACTCAATATAAAGCTAGGCTAAAGCGGGATATGTGTAGTCAAAAGAAAATTTTGAAAGATAAAAATATTTCGGCGGAAGTTAAAGAGAGTATTAAGGAAAAATACACTCTGACAGTTCTCAGATTAGCGTCCGCTAATCAAGACTATACAGCGCAAGGTGTTGTTGCTGAGTAGTTTTCCTGTGGGCCCATGTCTCCATCTCGTTACTTTAGTTACGGTTGTATTTGGGCCCATTCTCGATCCACCGCGCGCTTAGCCGTCTTTTCACTGGCATACAGCCACCGCAACCGCCTCGGCTTCGTCTGATCCCCCGCTGTAACCGTTTTTTCTTTCCCGGTTTTCTGATCGCGGTAGTAGGCGATGATCCCCGTGTAATCCCCCTTGTTCTCTTCTGCCAAGTCTTCAACATTGTCCTCGGGCAGCTTGCTTTCCAGCTCCAGGCTGACGGTGTAGCCGCCATCCGGGCTCAGGCTGTGTTGCACATTGCCGCCATACCAGATGATCTCGTCGATTTCAGCCTTAACGCCCTGGATCGTGTAGGTCAGTTCTGGGATCAGATCCGGCCGGCCCATCGCAAGGGTGTAGCTGAGCGTGGTACTGCCGCGTTGCAGGCGTCGAAACTCGGCTCTTGCAGCCCTGAGCGCTGACTGCTGATCGCTGTAGGTGTGGCGCAGGTCCTTGAGGTTCTCACCACCGCCGGCAATCGCTTCCTGTTTCTTAGCGCTGTGCACGTCGTAGAAATACGCGCGCACGCCGTCGTAGCTGTCCCGGTCAGCCTGCAGGTAACGGTGCTGGTCGCCTTCTGCGCGGGTGAGCGTGATGTGGGGTAGGGGAAGCCCGCTGGCTGTCTTTCCACCGCCTGCGGGGATGCATAGCAGGCACCCCGCCTTCACGCTGGCTACCGCGTCAAATTCTTCGCCCAAGCGGGTGATCAGGTTGGCATCCGATTCGTTGGCCTGGTCAAGCTGCAGGATCGGCAGGGCACCGAGCGCGCCTGCGACGGTTGAGGTCAGGTTGTTTCCCATGGCGATATCGCCGATGACCTTGCCCAGGGTGGTATTGCTCCAGCTACGTTCGCGCTTGGTCTTCAGCCCTTTGCGCAGGTCTGCCGATCGAGCGCGGATGCTGAGCACATCCGGCGCGCCGCTGTGTTCCGTCTCGTCTACGGTGTACGTGCCCTTGTCCACAAGGCCCGTATCGCTCCACCCCAACCACAAGCGAAGTACTGCGCCCTTGGGCGGTATCGAAAGCAGGCCATCATGGTCGCTCAATGTAATCGTGAGCTGGTCGGCCTCGACGCCACGGTTATCGGTTAGATCCAGGCTCATCAGCCGCGGGCTCACCTTCATGGCGATATCGTTGCCATCGACCGTGAGACGGAAGGCCGGAACGGGGTAGGCAGCGTCCCGAACGAAGCGTTCCGCCGTGTCCATGACGTAACCGGTGACTTTGGACAGCGCGGCTTCTATCACAGCAACCCCCGCAGAATGTTGAGTCCGGTGCCGGTAGCGGCGCCGAGCAGATCGATACGGTCATCATCGGTACGCTTCAGCGTAAGGGTGAACTCGATACGCCGAGGCGTGCCGTCTCTGAAAAAAACGGTTTTGGTCTCACTCAGGCTTTCGATCACCCACAAACCATATATCCGGCCGGTACCCTCGACCATCGGCCAGGCCTTGCCGGTGTTCGCCATCAGACGCAATGCGTCCAGGCTTAAGACGCTGCCGGCCAGCTCCGGCAGAATGATGCCGGGCAGGGTGATGGTGTCTTCGCCACGGCCTACAAACTGCATCGCTGGGGACGTGCCGACACGGCTGTTGCTGGCATGGCGCCAATTGGTCTGGCGCTGCAGCTCCTGGTAGGCGAGGGTCGATAGGCTGAACACGAACATGCCGAGGCTGAGCATCATGGCGATTAATCCCGATCCGATAACTTGCTGCGCTGACGGGCGCGTTTATCGTTTTCAATCTTGTTGAGCATGGCGCGCAGGCTTTTCTCCATGGCTTGCATGTCCATGCCAGGCGCTGCTGCGATGGTGATTTGGTAGGTGTCGTGGCTGTCGTAAACCGCCGTTGCGCCCGCGCTGCTGATCGGAGGACGATCATCGACCGCCAATGCCGGCATGGCCGTTGCGGTTAAAGCCAAAGTGCCGGCGGCTGTAAGTTGCTTGCCCATGCTCGACAACGCATTGAGCGGTCCCTTTTGTCCAACCTCCAAGCCATTTGTTAGCCCCTCCATGGTGAAGCCGCCCAGCTCAGCAAACACCCGCGAAGGGCTGTGGATGCCGAGCTTTTCCTTGAACCATCCGATGCTGGAATCGCCGATGGAGCTGATAGTGCTTTTGACGGCGCCGAGGCCAGCTTTCAGTCCGTTGACCAGACCATTGACGATCATCCCGCCGAATTCGGTGAATTTCCCCGGCAGCTCCACGCCGAAGTAACTCATCACCCCGGCGAACGCCTGGTAGAACAAGCCAAGCGGGCTGAAGTTGGTGATCATTTGCAGGATGCCGGCAAGGCCCTGGTCAAAGCTGGTTTTGATAGTGGTCCACACATTGACCGCGCCGGTTGCGATGGAGCCAATGCTTTGCAGCAGCGTCATGATCATGTTTCCGATGGCTGCGCCGAAGCGCTGACCCATCGACTGGGCGGCGCCGCCGACGTCTTCGACCGGTTTCAACAGGTCGGTGAACCAACCGATAACCCCGCTGATGCCGGAAGAGATCATGTTGAACAAGGGGCGGACGATGCTGCCGAGCAGGCGCAACGCAAAACCGATAATCGGAATCGAGTAGGCCGCTTTCGCCAGGTTGATCAGCAGCCCCCCGAACTTGCCGAACCCGGCGAGCACCGGCTGCAGGGCTTCGGTGAGTCCCTGCCAGAAACCGAGGAAGAAACTCTTGATCGGTTTCCAGTATTTGTAAATCAGCAACGCACCCGCGACCAGGCCTGCGACAGCGGCGATCAACCATCCGACCGGGGTTGCCAGAATGGCTGCGCCGACCGCACTGATTGCGCTGCCGAGCATGGGAAGCACACTGACTGTCGCAAGCCGCGCGGAACTGATCAGGGTGGGGATAACGCTCACCATGCTGCCAGCGGCGCGACTGGCCGTGACCGTCTTCCAGATCCGTCCCATTCGGCCGACCTCTACCCCGGCGCCTGCGGCCGCAAGGCGGGTACCGATCAACTGAGCTTTGATGCTTCCCAGGCGAATGCCGAACACCGCCATCCCATAACGCAGCACGGCGAAGGGACCAAGCATGCTTGCCATGGTCAAGGCGAGGGTACCGAACACCACTGCTGTGATTGCGACAGCCGCCACTACCTTGACCAGGCCTGCGGCCAACTTCGGGTTCTCTCTTGCCCAGGTTCCTACTCCGTTGGCAAGTTCGCCCAGGGTGCCGATGAGGCTCTTCAGTTCGGGAGCGACTGCAGCGCCGAACTCGGCCGTGGCGTTGGTGAAACTACCCTCGGCTGCTTCCATGACGTTGGTGAGGGTGCCGAGCTGTTCGTTAACGCGGGTACGCAGATCGGCCTGGGTTTTCAGCTTCTGCTGCACCTCTCGATAGCCGGCCAGCCCCTTGTTCATCATGACGTCCAGGGTGGACATCGTCTCTGCATCATCTCCGAACAACGTCCGTTTAACTTCCGTACGATCAATATCGTTCAACGCCTTTAGCTTCTCAATTTGCGCATACAGATTTTCCAGACCGGAAAAGTTGCCGTTGTCATCAGTGAATTTGAACGACATCCCTTTTTTCGCGAGCACTCCATTCGCTTTGTCCACCTTGTCCTGATTCAAACCCGCCTGGAAAATTTTGCGAAAAGCGTTACCTGCTGAACTACCGTCCATGCTGGCCTGGTCCATCATGATTAGAAGCGGGGCGAGTTCTTTGGCCGCGTCGATGCCCGACTTCTTAATTACATCCATGACAGGTGAAATTTTGCTGAAGCCCTGCATCATGTTGCTTGGATCCATACCGGCATAGAATCCACGCTGAATTGTGTCCATCAGTCCCATCATGTCTTTTTCAGTGGTGCGCGTGGCGTCCTGCATCTTGGCGGCGAACTCAGCCGCCTCAGTGGCTTCCATCTTCATTTGCACACCGAGATACGCGGCTGCTTCGCCGGTGCCGCCCAGGATGCTCTTTGCGCTCAGGCCCTGGCGCCGAAGCATCGTCATCATGTTCTGGAAGTCTGCCGTCGTGCCTGGCAGGCGGTCGCCCAACTTGGTCGCCAGGTCTGTGATCTTCTGGAAGTCCTCCGAGACCTTGCCGGTGTCGTCCATCATCGACACCTTGAGCTGTGTAGCCGAATCTTCGTTCGGGGCGAAGGCTTTGATTGCCGAAACCACAGGGCGGCTGGTGGCGTATCCCACCCCGAGCCCTGCGGCACCAGACACAGCCATGCTGCCCGCCAAGCTCTGGGTTTTATCGTAGCTGGCGCGCGCCTTAGCCAAGCTTTCCTGTTTACGCCTCAGGGCGTCCAGGTGGTCCATCTGCAATTTGATGGCCTGGGTGGCACTGTCCATGTCGCGCTTGAGTTTCAGCTCTGAGGCGCCCAAGGCGTTGGTGTTGATGCCGGCGGTCTTGAGCTGTGCGCCGAGGTTGGCGAGTTTCCCTTGCTGCTGGCCGTACTGCTCGCCCAGGCGCTTCGACTCGCTGGTGTGCTGTTTCAGCAGCGCGAGCTGATCCTTGAACGGCGTTTCCAGACGGCGGATCTCGTCGCGCAGACTGGAATGGCCCGCACGACTGGTGCGCAGTTGCGCGTTGTTCAAGGTAAAGCGGTCAGCCAGGGTCTTTTCCTTGGCTGCGAGCTGGTCTAGCTGGGTCTTACGTTCTCGCTGGGCGGCTGTGAGGCGGGTGTATTCGTCATGCTGCGCGCGGGTCAGCGTATTGCCCTTCTGCACCACGGCATTGAGCGCGGCGATCTGGCGGGCGGACTGACGGTGCTCATCACCCATCAAGCCCAGGGCATTGCGTGTCCCGGTGAGTTCGCGCTTGAGGTCGACCTGACTGGTTTTGAGCGCGTCGACCTTCTGGCGGGACTTCTCGAACAGTGCCTGGGTTGGTGCGAGTTGCTGCCGTACCTTGGCCGTCTCGCGGGCGAGCTGGCCTACCTTGGCGTTATTGGCGGCGAGCGCCTCGGATGTCGCGCGTGAAGCGGCCTGCAGTTCACGCCAGGCGCTGACGTCGCGTTGCTGGGTGTTGAGTTCTTTTAGGCGGTCACGAGCGGCTTTGAGGGCACGTGCGGTTTCCTTACTACCGCCGGTGATCTTGTTCAGCGGACCTGTGGCCTTGTCGATGGCGCTGAGCAGCACCTGAAGTCTCAGATCATTCGCCATCGTTGGAACTCCGCACCCTGGCGCGCTCGCGCCAGTCCATCAGGTCTTGCAGGCCCAACTGATCCATATCAGCCGGTGCCCAGTGAAAAACCACGGCCAGATCGGCCATGGCGTCCTCTACGCGACGAGGGATGCATCCGTCTTCGCCGACTTCTGCAACAAAAAACCAGAGATTTTGCTGCTCAAGGCCAGCAGGTCGGCCGGGTCCATGCCGGCAACTTCGACGGCGGTAATGCTTGGCGAGCTGATGCGCGGCAGAACCTTGATCAGACTGCCAACGTCCATCTGCAGCAGCTCCACCAGGCTCACGCCGCGCAACTCGCCCGAGTTCGGTTTGCGCAGGGTGATGCTATCGATGCTGGTGGTGCCGCGACGGATTGGCGTGTCGAGGATGACGGTGTTGTCGTCGGCCAGCTGCTGCACGTCGGGCTGTTCGATGGTTTCGTTCTTCATTGGATTTGCTCCTGGTGATTAAAGGGTGAGTCTCGATCGAGCGGGCGCTTCAAATGCCCATGCCGGTGCGGTGCTTCTCCAGCATGTCCACGCCGTTGACCTTCTCGACAAAGTTGAGCAGGTCGATTTCGATGATTTCTTCGCCATCCACGGTCAGCTTGTAGTAGCTGCAGGTGGTGGTCATGGAGTGCTCAGTGTCTTCACCGGGCTGGGCGTCGCCCATTTCGATGGTTTCGTGGCGACCGCGCACAACCACTTCCACGTTGCTGACTTCGCCAGTGTCGTCCTGCTGGTAAGGGCCAGAGAATCGCAGGGCCACGCTGGAGGCGTTGACGGCGCCGAACTGGCGCAACGAGATCAGGTCGAGGCCACCGGTTTTCCATTCGAACTGGATGCCGTCGTCGGACATGCCCAGGTCAGCTTTGACCGGGCCATTCATGCCGCCGCCGCGATAGGCTTCCATCTTGCGACCGAGGGAGGGCAGGGTGAGGGACTTCACCAAGCCGAGGTAGCTGTTGCCGTCATTGAACAGGTTGAGGTTTTTGAGCTTGCGAGGCATTGCCATGGCGGTGTTCTCCGGGAAACGGGATCAGGGTGACTCCCCTTGCGGGGAGGCCCGGTTTAGCTGTTGATGCCCTTGGCGAAGTCGATCAGGTAACGGTCGGTGATTCGCTGGCGGAAGGTGAGGTCTTCCAGGGGCGGCACGGGGGTGTAGTCGTAATCCACCCAGAGCTTGCCGGCCTTGAGGGTGTCCTTGGTGTTGATGTCGTCCGGGTACCAGCAGCTGCCGCCGATCAGGTAGCCCTGTGATTTCATCTCGCGCATCTTGGCGTTCACGCCTTCGACCAGGTCGCGCACCAGGGAGGCATGCATCGGGCGGTCCACCGCCCACATGTGCGCTTCCGCCATGGTGTCCGCGAGGATCTGCGCAGTGCGGGTGTAGTTTTCGAATGCGAACAGCGGATCGTCGCTGCAGGTCCGGCTACCCCAAAAGCGGAAGCCGTTGGCGTTGATCAGCGTCGTCACTTCGTTGCTGTTGAGGTAGTTGGCATCGGTGGCTGGGTTCTGAAGATCCCAGAACACGTCGGCGCTGATACCCGTCACGCCGCTGACGGCCACGTTGGACAGGGTTTTATGCCAGCCCGTCTCCTGATCGATCTTGGCGCGCAGGCCAAGCGCACGGGCCACAGCCGAGGCGGTGGTGGTCTTGTTGGTGACCGTGTCCCAGTTCTGGAAGTCCGGCCAGATCACCATCATTTCGCGGGCGCCGAAGTTCTCGCGGTACGCCACCACCTCTTCCTTGGTCTTGCAGTTCCAGGCACTGACGTAGGCAAAGGCGCGAAGGTCTTTGGCGATGGCACCGAGGGCGGTGGCCACCGGCAGACTGTCCAGACCAGGCACGCCGAGAATGCGCGGGGTCATGCCTACGCGTGACTTGGCAGCGAGCAGGGCCTTCATGCCGGTGTACTGGCCGTTTGGCGTGGTGCCGCCGATCAGGGCGCTGGTGGTGGCCGCTTCGTCGGCGCCTTCCTTGACCCGCACCACGATGACGTAGGGCTTGGTCTGGTCGGCGATGCCTTGCAGGCTCGCGGCCAGGGTGCCCTTCACGCCGGCTTTGCCGACGGCGGTCTGCACGTTGGTGAGCAGGACGGGCGTGTCCAGAGGGAAAACGAGTGGGTCCGCATCTTCAGCCGTGCAAACCATGCCGATAACTGCGGTGGGAATAGTGCGAATGGGGCGGGTGCCGTCGTTGAGTTCGATGACCCGCACGCCGTGGAGATAATCGGCCATGGGTTGGTGCCTGCGCTGTGATGGAATGACAGTGCAGAGGTTGCCGCGCGCGCGCCGGCTGGGCGAGCGCGTGGGTTTGTAGCGACGGGCTTTACAGGGTGACGGGATCAGTCAGCGGGTTTGCTCTGCGATCCAGGCGGGGGCAACGGGGCGGGCGTCCATGTTCGGAAAGTCGACCGATGCAGGCCAGTCGCGTAATGCCTGGACATAGTCCAACAGTTCGCCGGATTGCTCCGTAGACAGTGTGGTGGGGCGTGCAGAGTCCACTTCGTCTCGGTGGCGGTCGCGCAACCATTTGACGCTTTCAATCTCAGCGTCACGCCAGGCTCTTTCGGGAATAGCCGGATCGAGAAGAAAGGCCGGTTCAGGCGTTCCTCCAGCTTTTAACCATTTTTCGTATTCAGTCCAGAACCGATGTCCGCGCGGAACAGTTGCTCCGTCAGACAATTGAATAACGGTATCTGGGTGTTCAGTCAGCCGATAGTTCATGAGAACTCCTATAGTTCTGCATCTGCTGTTGCGTGTATGTAATACGTTTGGGGAGTGATGCCTACGTCGCTATTATCAACAGAAGCTTGACGCGTACCGACAATCAACGCACGTGCGTTCGCACTTGAGAGACTGTTACTCCCTGAACGCCACTGACCGTCAGGGCCGTCCCCCATTGGGCGGTAGAGGCGAATGCTTGGCTTAGTCCGCTTTTCAACTCGAAAAACCCAGTGCCCGACAGGCTGACTCCCTGGCCCACCTTGTCCGGCGTACACGATGGAGATTAGTGAGCCGGACACATCAACACCGTCCTTTGGCGCGATATTTTGCGAGAATGTTTTTTCAAAGTATCGCTGACAGAGAATCAATTCTTCGGCAATTTGTCTCCGCTCAAACTCAGTAGCAATATAACCGCTCTCCAATTGCACACGGGCTAAATCTATACTGTAAGTGCCCTTCCCCTGACTACCGTAAACCAACTCCAGATAATCCCCGTCAACGCCCCTTTTTTTGCCCTTGATAGAGGGAACATCCAATGTAACTACGTACTTTTTAAAGTCAGTCGTCACATCAATTTCCACACCAGCTACGTCACCACCTGCCGAGCCACCGACACCAAAGGACTGACGCAACACCACGCCACACTTGTGGGCAATCGAAGAACGCATATAGAAAGAAACTGCAATGGTTTTGCCTGCGCAGGTTTCTACGCCTTCAATTTTTTGGCTAATGTTTAAACCATCACTACTACCGGCTCGCGTAACCCTTAAGCCGTAACGCCCCTCGTCAAATCCGGCACCTGGATCAAAATCAAGGCGCTCCCAAGTCGCGGTCGAATTAGAAGGCAAGTAAACGTTCCAGCGGTCAGGTCCATACAAGGATTGGGCTGGCCCAGCAGCATTGCCAACTTGCCCAAACGTACCGCGCTGCCAGATATCAAAATTGCCATTGATTAACCGATTTTTTCGGTAAACCTGCGCGGGGAAGTCCTGCTTGGGGCTTTCAATCTGAGTCATAACTGACTCGGTGTTAGCTACCCGTTTAGAGCGGTCGTTGACGGCAGGCGTAGGCGCATTCTGCCCGCCTGCCCACTGAAAGGTCAGTGCCGTGGTGCCCACGATGATTGGCCCATCAGTAGTCAGGTGCCAGAGCGTGTCGCCGTTCGCAATGCCACGCTCAACATGAACCAGCAGGCCAGGTGTCACCTCACTGCCGACGTCTGCATCCGTCGTACGGGTCCAGATTTCCGCCGTGGTGAGATAGAGCCCGTTGTCTTTGCCCTGGGCTTGATCTTTCACCAATACGCGGGAGCCCACTGGCACTGCCACGCCATCAATTGTCTGGGCACCGGCCAACACAACGGGCCCTGTAGTGGCGGCCAGCACCGACTGCTTCACATCCTGCTGATTGATGGCGTCAGTGATGGATTCAGTAACGAACTTGCGAGTTGCGAGCACCACCGCCGGATCGATCATCAGCACCACATTTGCCGCGCTGGAGACGATGAAGTTCATGCGCACAACTTGCGTGCGGCCCGAACCTTGGGACATCAGCGGCTTGTAGCTGGGGGCGCAATTCGCCACGGCGACCAGATCGCCGTCACCGTCGTACAGTCCGATCTCACGAATCCACCAGCCACCCTCGTCGGCCGGGATGATCTGCTCGGCGATGAGGATGTTTGCGTTGGCCGGGTCAATCGACAGCTTGTTCAACGGGCGGCGGCGGCGCTCGTTGATCAGCTTCTTCTGGATGCGGTCAGGAATTGGGTCAGTGCCGTTGGCATCGCCCACGCCCATTTCGGTGAGTTTCCAGGGGATGCCGAGTGCGTCCGCGTTGGCCTGCTTGGCTTCGCCGACAGCGGTGAGAATCGCAAAGAACTGAGAGTTGGGATCGATCATGGGTAGATGTCCAGTGTGTCGATGGAGTGTTCCCGGCCAGCGGCGCCGATGTAGCACGTAAGGTTGATGAGCCCTGGTACTGGCGGATAAATGTCGAGGGTGTCGATGGTGTGCTCGCGCCCCGGTGCGCGGATTACGCCCGTCGTGACGATGTCGCGAAGAACCGGCGGATAGACGTCGATCTCATCGCCGTCGTAAGTGCTGGCGAAAATGTTGATGCCGCCGGTGGTTTCGAGGCTGATGGCCAGGCCAGTCAGGTGGCGCGTAACTGGCCTGGCGTCGTCAATGAGCCAGGTCAGCTCCTGATACATCTCCTCGGTAATGCCGGTTTCCAGCACACCCACCTTGATGGCGAATGTGCCAGGTACGCCGTTCGGCGTGGTTTGCCACCACTCCAGCACCTCAATCAGGTAGCCGAGTGGCTCCACCACACGGCGCAGAGCGCCGATGGTGCCTTTGCGCGAGTGCACGTAATGGGAAGAACGGATTGCCGCGCGTTTCGCAGCCTCGGTCCACTTGCTGTCCCAGCGATCTACCGAGAAAGCCCACGCCAGATAGGGCAACAGGTCGACAGGGCAGGTGTCCGGGTTACAGAGCTGTCGCAAGGGAATGGGGACGCGCTGGATCTGTGCAAGTGCCTGCGCCGCCTGACGCTCAAGCGGTGTAGCGTTTCCCGGTAACAGCTGCTGCGCACCCATTACTCGGCGCCTCGGCTCAGTGTGATGGCGGTGCAAAAAGGCGCTTGAGCCTTAGTCGCGACAATGTCCACCCAGCCTTCCAGTTCGACCTTGCGCACGCCCTCGACGTGCAGAGCGGCGTGCAGGGCTGATTCGGAAACCTCCATGCCCAGGCGACGGCGCTGATGAACGTAGGCAAGCAGACGCTGCTCGGCAGCAGCCAAGATAGGCTCCGACTCCGGCCCGCTCGACAGCAGGTAGAGCTTGGCTTTGACTTGGTAATTCAGGATCTGCGCTCCCTGAACGGTGAGACGGTCGGCCACCGGCCGGCGGTCATCGTCGCTCAAGTAAGCGTTGACGATGGCAAGCAGTTCGGGGGGCGCCGTACCGTCGCCCAGCAATGACTGAACCGTGACCACGGCAACGGCAGGCGAGGGGCTTTCGGCGGTGGCATCGGCCACGCGACCATCCGCGGCCCTGGCGTGAAAGATGTAGCTGTTGCGCGGGCCGGCGGTGCTCAAACCTTCCCAGGCCATTTGCGCACGCTCGCGCAGGCTATCGTCGCCCTCCATCAGCTTCGGAATCGGCGGCACAGCGTTGGCTTTGCCTTCCTGGATGATCAGGCGCTTGACGTTGAAGTTTGCGGCCAGCTGCTCCAGGTCGGTGCCCCGCGCAGTGGCGAGCAGGTTGGCAAGCGACGCTTCATTGACCCGCTGACGCCAAACGGTCTCGCGATAGACGTTTTCCTGCAGCAGCTTGGTCAGTGGCTCGGACTCAATCTCCAGACGGGCCGCGATTTGGGCCTGCTCGTCGGCCGGCCAAAGGCTGATCATGTACGTCTTTCGCTCGGCCAGGATCTGTTCGAAGTCGATTTGCTCGACGATCTGCGGCGGCGGCAGTTGGCTGAGGTCGATGGCTGCAAAACTGTTCATACGCTGGCTCCCAGCTGCAGCGGCACGCTGAGGCTCAGTGGTTCATTGGTATCCACGACGGTGCCCTCCAGATCGATCGAGGCCTGGCCCTGCATGTTTGCGCCTGCGAACTGCACGCGGCTCAAGCTGATGCGGGTCTCCCAGCGCATAAGGGCCATGACCGTGGCTGCATAAACCCGCAGGCGGTTGACGTCGTTGAAAGGGTGGTCGACCAGCTCGGGCACCAGGCTGCCGTATTCGCGGCGCATGACACGCGTGCCAATGCGGGTGGTCAGGATGTCGGTGATCGACTGACTGATGTGTTCGCGCTCGCTGATGGCGCCGCCGGTTTGTCGGTTCATGATGGGATGGGCACCCCGGACTGATCGCCGCCTTGCTTAACGCCAGAGGTCAGGTGACTTACTAGGCTCACCTTTGCCGCGACGACGTCTTCCGAAACGTCGATCCGGCCGGTGACGGTCTGATTGCCGGTCTGGATGTAGTCGCCCTCATGCGTGATTGGGCCAACGATATTGATACCGCCCTTGCTGATCAGGTTGGTGGTACCACCGTCGGCCAGCGTGGCGTTGAGGTGGTGGGCCACGCTGTCGTACTCGATCACTGTGCCGTCGGCGTAGGTACGACGGTGCAGGCCTTGGCGGTTGCCGTTAGCCGGGATGTGGTCACTGAACACGCCGGTCACGGCGATCCCGTTGGCGAGTTGGCCGGATGGGCTGAATAGCATCACCTGTTCGCCGACGGTGGGCGGGTCCCACTCGCGGTCGGCCCCGGCGCGCAACGCGAGCCATGGTAGCCAGGCGGTGGTCAGCGTTCCGGTTGTTACCTGCACGCGCGGGGGCTCCATCTGCACAGCGGCGATGACGCCGAAGCGGATGAGGTTTTCGAGCAGGCGGGCGAGGGCGGCTAAGTCGTTCATGGCGCCGATGGTGGCGCCACGCGCGTGCGGGCGCAGCTTCGGCGCCTTGTAGGAAGGGGGCTTACAGTGTCAGGTGGGCCAATAAGCTGTCGCGTATCAAATCAAGGTCTTCGTCCGTAAAGCCCAATACTTCACGCTGTTCATAGCGCACTTCGGGCGCGTCGCGCTCCGCGCGGTCCTTCAATCCGAACTGGTGAACCCTGGCGATGCGGGAGATACGCCCGGTAAATCCCACCGTCACGGCGTTGCTGTCGCCTCGGGCCTTCATATAGGTCGCGGTACGCAGCTTTTTGAACATCTCAACCTTACGCCGAATACGGCCTTGCTTGCCGCGCAAGTCACGCTTTTTCCGTGGTGCGAACTTGCTGCCATCCGGGTTTTGCTGTGTCAGAACACGCTTTTGCTGGCTGCGCCGCAGTTCCTGGCCGATGGAGCGGGCGAGTTGATTGCGGGCGGCTGGCTGGAGCTGCTCCAACAGACCGGACGCCCAAGTCTCCAGGACTTCCAGCTTACTTGTCATCAGGCACTACCCATTCGCTGGCGTTGCCCTGGGAACCTGGCACCCAATTCGGATCGAGGTAACCGGCCACTCGCTGCGGCTCGCCGGCATGCTTCACGGTCGTGTTGCCTTGAGCATCCCTGCCTACGACCACCCGCTCTGTCAGGCGCAATGTGAGGCCGAGATCTACCTTGTCTTTATCAAGAATGTCGGCTTCGAACTGAATACCGTTCTGCATTTTGTCGTAGCTTTCGAGCAGCTCCGGTTGGTTGATGCTGATCCACCCCAGCACGGGCAGCATCACGCTGTCAGGGTGCCCCGCGAAGGCGGTAAAGATGATCTGCAGATCGTAGCTGTACTCAAAAGAAAGGGTCGCGGCAGCGGTGCAGCGCACCTTGCCGTTGTCGATGAAAATCAGCAAAAGGTCAGGGTTGTGCTGCAAGTCGGCAACGGTGGCCAGCAGGTGGGCGCGCAGGCTTTCGGGCTTGTTCATGGGTGGGCCTGCTGGTGTTTGTAGACCATGTCGACCTGTGCGGCGCAATCGGCCCAGGCGGCTTCGGCGCGGTCTTCGTCGGTGAGGAGGTCACCGTTATTGGCTGGGCTTGTCGCTGGCAGCTGGCACGGCACCACGGCCGGACAGCCAGTCACGGTAAGCTGCGGCGCCGGTGAGGGCGGGGCGTTCACGCAGCCGGCGAGCAGCGTCAGGCAAAGGCCGAGCAGCCCAGTCGCGTAGTTCGTCGTTTTCACGTTTCAGTTCCTCTATGGTTCGTGCGCGCTTTGCCAGGGCCTGGCGCAGTTGGTCCTGCTGGGCACGCAGAGCGGACTGGCTTTCGCGTTCCTGCTGCAGGGTGGTGGTGAGAGTGTTGACGGTGGCCAGGTTGCGGTTCGCGTCTTCGCGGGCTGTTTTGGCGGCGTCATTCGCCCTCGCGGCTTTGCCCTCGGCGGCGTCTATGCGCTGTTGCTGGCCCCAGATCAGCAGCGCCAGGGCACCGAGCAGCGCAATGCCGTACAGAGCCTGGCGCAGGGTGCTCACGCCCGGTACCAGCCAAGTTTGTTCATGGCAGCGGTGTCGAGCTGCTTGATCGGGCCGCGCACGATCACTGCTCTCGCGTTGTTCATCAACTGGATGCACTCAGCCAGCCGCACCATGTCCTCTTGTTCGGTCGATTCTGGTACCACCACCAGGTCACCGTCCTGCACCCGCAGTTTCTGAACCGCCTTGAAGTCGATCATGCCGCCACCCCTTGCCCACATTCGCAGCTGGCGTGCCGTTCGTAGGCGCGCTGGAGCTTGGTGTCGTAGAGATTGCGCAGGTAGTCCGGGCCGTTGTAGAGGCGGGCGAACTCGGCCCACTTGCGGGCTTTCAGGGCCTTGTGCAATACCGGGTCTGTTTCAATGAAGCGGGTGAAGGCGTCGAACTGCTGCGATTCGCCGGCACTCATCGCTGCCACGAAGTCCTGCACGCTGGCGTAGCCGAGGCGCTGCCAGTGAAAGCCCATGATTTGGAACGCACCCCAGGACGCCGATTCAAGTGCGGCCGTGTCATCGATCAGACGGGCCATGGTCAGGCGCTGGTGCTCGGCGGTACCGCCGATATAGCCACCGGCCTTCGGATTGACCAGGGCCGGGTTGGTCGCGGCCAGTTCGTCGGCATGGCGCTTGATCTCCGCCGGGTCATCACCCACGCGCCGAACCTTCGCGAGCTGTCGGTACATGATGTGCCGTTCGAACAGGATCACGGGCTTGCCGTTGTCGAGGAAGCCTTTGCCCTTGGATTCCACTTCGTTGACCGCATAGATGCTTGCCAGTGGCACGCCCAGGCGTTCAGCAGCGGCTATCAGGTCGTGGTTGCGTAGCAGTTGGGCACAGTCGCCGCCGGCCAGGCTGGCTTGGGTCTTGTCGCCCGCCACGCCATCGGCTACCAGGCCCACTTTCACCTGGTACGCGCGCACTGCGGCCTCGGTTGCGTCACCGTAGTGGCCGTCTGGCACCAGGTTGGCGCCGTGCCTGTTGAGGTTCTTTTGCAGGATAAGCACAGCCTGCGAGCGGTCGCCGTGGCGAAGGGTGGTGGTCATGCGCTGGGCCTCAGCAGGGCGGCGACGTTGCCGCGTGAACGGAAAATCAGGATGCAGAGCAGCACGATGGACGCGGCTTGGCCGATGCTTGTTGGCTGGCGGTTCAGCAGGATTTCCAGACCGCAGATGCACAACACGGAGCCAAATAGGCTTGCCAGCAGGGAGATGCTGCGCCGGTACCGCGCATCACCTCGGGTGTAGCAGGCCAGGCGCAGGGCGCTCAGCAGGTAGGCGATTGCCGCGATCAGCTGCACGGCGAGTTCGATGTTCGGCATATCAGGCACCCCCTCGGATTCGACGCCAGATGTCCCAGATATCCGCCTTTTCCACCCACACCATCAGTTTGATGCTGATCGGGATGACCACCAGGGCACAAAGGAAAGCGCTACCGCCGCTGGTGATGAACGGGATTGCTTGCAAGGCCATGGGTGCGAACAGGTAGCCCACCCCGGCCGATAGGAACAGAGAGCCCAGGCGCTGCCAGACCTTGAGGTCGCGCTTGGTGCTGGTGACCAGCCAAGCGCCGAGGATGGCGCCGAATAGCGCCCCGTCGTCGATTACTGGCGTGACGCTCGCCAGGCCCAAGCCAATAAGCAGGCCGGACACAACGCTGGAAGTCGGATCAGCCATGGTGTGGGTTTCCTTGGTAGCAGTGGGTCAGTCCCATAGGTTCACCATCTGCCGTTGGGGCGCGCTGGTTTGGGCTTCGGGCATGTTGATAACGAGGCCTTGTGGCAGGACGGGACCGTAGTCGGCCAGGCCGGGGTTCGCCTGCAGCACCGCTTCGGTGACGCCCGCGGTTCGGCCGTAATACCGCCAGCACAGGGCGTCGACGGTGTCGTTTTGGTTGGCGCGGACGGCGACTGACATCATTCAGCCCCCGGTTGTGCCGGTTTAACGGGGGAGGCGTACGCAAATTCACCGTCGGGCGACACGTACGCACCTGGGGAAACTCCGGTTTCAACCACCCTGAAAATCGCCAGGCCAAGCGGATGCATGATTTCGCGGTTGATGCGCTCGTGCAGCCCAAGACGGCTGATTTCGTTCCAGTCGATGACTTTCATGTCGCTCATCAGATCAGCTCCACGGTGGTGCGGCTCTTTTCGAGAAAATCACGCACCGCCCAACGCAGATCGCGGCGGTAGTCATCGATGGTAGGTGCGACCTCTTCGGCCTTGTTGTTGCCGGTGTTGGTGGCGCTGTAGTCGCGAAAGCGCTCGCAGACTTCGGCGCCGGTACCGGCCTCGATCGCGCGGCGGTAGAGGTGAGCCTTTACCGATACGTCTTTGATCCGATCACCTGGTACAGCGTCCAAAGTGGCGTAACCCGCTGCCTGTTGAGCTGCTCGCCAGTCACTCAGCTCGCGGTTGAGGTTGATAGCGGCAGAGATCACGGCGGTCTCCAAGCGGGCTGGGGTGACGCTGGCGTCGATGCGCAGGGTGGCGCGCAGGCTATCCAGGTCAATCGACGGCCAGAACGGGTCGGTGTTGATGTGGCCGCTGGCAACGGTGCCGCTGGCTACAAATGCGCTCATGAGACTGCACTCGAAAATAGGTCGCCGGTGGTCGGGGCTTCACGTTCAGGAGGAGCGGCCTGGCCGATCCGCCCCGAGCCGGCGGGGTGCGTGGGGACGCTCAGTCAGCTGCCGGAGCAGCGTATTTTTTGAGGAGACGCTCGACGCGCTCCAAATCCTTCTTGCCACCGCAGTTGGTGTTCAGCTCGATGGCACGGGACAGATATTTTTTCGAGGACTCCAGGTGACACAGGGCGGCCACCTTGCTTTCCGATGTGTCGTCGTCCGAAACCATCTCTGCGAACGCTTTGCCCAGGGCCAGATGCAGCTTGGCTTTGGCCTGGTCGGGCATGTCTTCTTCACCCGCGATTTGCTCAGTACGCAGCAGCAGCTTCACGTCGAACGTGCCACCGGCCTTCTGCGCCTTGAGGGCGACTTCGGCAATTTCTTCGGCAACGATGGTGCCGGTAGTGCGTTCGAAGCGGTCAGGCATGAGCAAGGCGTGCTGGATGACGTACTCGGCAATGTCCAGGGCGCCGGCAAAGTCGCCGGCATCCATTCGCCAAACCATCAAGGTGGTCAGCACCTGGTCCTGCGCGCCCTTGCCGCCTGCCAGAACGCCTTCCACGTATGGGACGTATTCGGGCAGCAGTTGCTTTTTCAGCTCTGCTTTGCCCTCGGTGGACTGCACCTGTTTCAGGCGCAAGTAGTCCTGCTGAAGTTTCGCCAGGTGCAGTTCATAAACAGTGGAACCTTCCATAGTCATGGCTGGGCCGGCCACAGCGGCCGCTGCGACGGCTGCTGTGACGCGCTGGAAGTGACGACGGCAAGGATTGGTCATGGTTGCTCGCCTTAGCTCAGGGTGATGTTTTCGGCCATGGCTGCGCAGCCAAGGTCTTCGATCACGTAGGCTTCGTTTACCGACTCGTAGTTTTCGATACGGTCGCGTTTGGCGTTATCGACCACCGTGCGGCGGCGCGTGCCTTCCTGCCAGTAGATCGACAGGTTATCGAGGCGAGTAACCAGCAAGCCGTTCGGCGGGAAGTGAGGCACTCGTACCGCCGGCAGATTGCCGATGCGCTTCTGGCTGGTGACGATATCGGCCGCAAGCATTTCGGTCGGCGCTTGGGTCTTGTTGATGATCGGGAAGTACTTGTCGGCCAGCAGCTGGCGTCCGCAGATCACCACCAAGTCAGTGTCTTCCTGGTACCAGGGCTCGATGAACTCGTTGACCATGCTGACGACCAGGGCGTCGATGTTTTCGAAGTCCTTGCCCGCGCCGATCTGAATCTTGCCGCTGCCATCGACCACTTCTTTCATAACGCGCTGCGGATTTTCCAAGCGCATCTTTTGCAGCCATCCGACGTTGACGTCCTGCAGCAGCTTGTTGATGTCCGGTTTGGAGGTCGCCGCACGGCTGGTCCCGTTCCAGCCAATCATGATCCGATTGAGCGCCTGAGCCCGGATGATGGCGTCACGGATACGCGCCTGAAAGTCTTTGAACTTGGCCCATTGGTCCAGCTTCTGGTAACGCAGGCCCGTATCGAAGTTGGTTTGGGTGCAGGTGTACCCACGGTTGTCGAGGCCGGTAGGATCGCGTGGCTCGCGGTCTTGCTGGGTGGTATCGGTGGTGCCGGCAATTGTGCCGTCGATGCCGATGCCGATTTTTTCACCCGACTGCTCAGCCACGCCGTAGACGTTGATCGAGCTGAGAAACGCGCTCGACTCCTGCATCCGGGTTTCCAACGTCTGTGCAACGGATGGAGCGGCTGTGAATTTGGTGGTGACGTCGCTCACGCCGTGCAATTGGGCGAGTTGTTGCAGGTAAGCGTTGAAAAGAACGCGAGTATCGTTACGCATGGTGTTCTCCGATGTTCCTTGGCTGGGTGTTGTCCGTGATCTGGATTAGCAGTCGGTGACGAGTGCGCCGTCACCGCCCGTAGCCGGCGGGCGAACGGAGTACTGCGGTTTCTGGCCCGTGGTGTCCGGGGTTTTTTCGAGCTGTTGAACCAACGCGGTGAAGTCGGCAGACAGCTTCTCGTGGGCGGTCTGCAGCTTTTCGCGGGCGGTCTTTTCGGCGGTAAAGGCTTCGCCCTGGCCGGCGACATGCTCGGCCATGGCTTCAACAGCCTCGCCGAGTTCAGTGAATAGAGCGGCGTCCTTGCCTTCCTTGTCCTTGCTCTTGCCGAGTAGGTCGAGAACGCGGCTAAACAGGCCTGCAGCTTTGCTGCCTTCGTCCTCAACTTCTTCGAATTCAAGTTCAATCTCGACGACCTCAGAGAAGAGGTTGCCGGGATCGCGTTTGCGACTGGTCAGCGGGTTCATGTCCGGGTGCTGAGCGCTGAACGTCAGCATCTCAGTGCCCAGGCTGGCCGGGGTATCGGTAACGGCGATGCCGTCCAAGTAGGCGCGGCCGGTGTCGGCAAATTTCGGCCGAATCTCGATGCTGGTGTACAGCTTCTGCCGTGCTTTGTTCATGGCGATCAAGTCGGAGGTCGGTTCGATTTGCGCGAACAAGGCCAATTTCTTGGCCCCGGCAATCTCGACCTCTTCGGTCTTCAGCGCGACGACATCGCCGTAAGCGCGGAAAGGGCTATCCGGCAGCAAGCTGCGCATGTGTTCAATCCAAACCCGCGCACCGTAGGTGTTCTGGCTGTAGGTCTCGGCAGCGTCGACCAGCCATTGGCGTTCGATCTGACGACCATCGGTGGTGGCGCCTTCAACGGCGACGCGGAAGAACTTGGAGCGTTGTTTCTTGGCTGGGTTGTCGGTTTTGCCGGCCATGCGTGAATCCCTCAGTGCGGTGGCAGTCTGCCTTGGCGATGAGCGCATGTTGTTGAGCGCGGGCGCGACGGGCAACGAGGCGCTGTTGTAGATCGTTGATCTACAAGGGGCGGAGGGGGAACTGTTCGCGCGCGGGCGGCAGCATCTGCGCCATGAATGCCATCGTCGAACTACCTACCGATCACCGCCGCCACGCCAAGCACCTGTATTGGCAGGGCTATCGCGTGTGCGAGATCGCTGAGTTGATCGGGGAGAAGGAAAAAACGCTCCACAGCTGGAAGGCTCGGGACGAATGGGACCGCGCGACACCTCTAGAGCGTATCCAGGCGGCGACCGAAGCCCGCTTGGTGCAACTGATCCTAAAAGACCCGAAGTCAGGGTCCGATTACAAGGAAATTGACCTCTTGCACCGCCAGCTGGAGCGGCAAGCCCGTATCCAGCGCTTCAACGACGGCGGTACCGAAACCGAGTTGAATCCGAACTTGGCGAAGCGCAACGAGGGACCGAAAAAAGCACCGAAACGCAACGAGTTCGACGAAGAACACATTGAAAAACTGACGGAAGCGTTCATCGACGGCTGTTTCGGCTACCAGTTAGATTGGTACAAGGCCGGCAGTCAGCGAACCCGCGCAATCCTCAAGTCACGGCAGATCGGCGCGACCTACTATTTCGCCCGTGAAGCGCTGATCGATGCGTTGACTACAGGCCGTAACCAGATTTTCCTGTCAGCCTCGAAAAACCAGGCACACATTTTCAAGGCCTACATTCAGGCCTTTGCCCGTGAGGTAGTCGGCGTTGAGCTGACGGGCGATCCAATCATTCTGGGCAATGGCGCCGAGTTGCACTTCTTGGGTACCAACGCCCGGACGGCCCAGGGCTATCACGGCAACTTCTACTTCGACGAATTTTTCTGGACGTTCAAGTTCAAGGAATTGAACAAGGTCGCCAGCGGCATGGCGATGCAGAAGCAATACCGCCGAACGTACTTTTCGACGCCTTCCAGCATGGCCCATGAGGCCTATACGTTCTGGACCGGTGAGCGGTTCAACAAAGGCAAACCGGCGGCGCAACGGGTCAAAATCGACGTCTCTCATGATGTTCTGCAACAGGGCCGGCTGTGTGAAGACCGGGTATGGCGACAGATCGTCACCATCCTGGACGCGGAGGACCGTGGCTGCGACTTGTTCGACCTGGATGAACTGCGCCAGGAATACGATGCCGAGGCTTTCCAGAACCTGCTGATGTGCCAGTTCATCGACGACGGGGCCAGTATTTTCCCGCTTGCGATGCTGCAGCCTTGCATGGTGGACAGCTGGGATCTATGGGCCGAGGACTACAAACCATTTGCAGCGCGTCCTTTTGGGGATCGCCAGGTCTGGGTTGGCTATGACCCGGCCGAGAACGGTGACAGCGCCGCACTGGTGGTAATCGCTCCACCAACCGTTCCCGGCGGCAAGTTCCGAGTTTTGGAGAGGCACCAGTTTCGAGGGATGGACTTTGCCGCCCAGGCAGAGTCCATCCGCCAGGTCACAAGGCGCTACTGGGTGACCTACATCGGTATTGACATCACGGGTATGGGGTCCGGCGTGGCGCAGTTGGTGAAACAGTTCTTCCCGAACATCACCACGTTCAGCTACTCGCCCGAAGTCAAAACGCGCCTGGTGTTGAAGGCGTACGACGTCATCAAGAACGGCCGTCTGGAGTTTGATGCCGGTTGGACGGACATGGCGCAGTCGTTGATGGCTATCCGCAAAACGGTCACCGCCTCCGGGCGCCAGTTCACTTATACGGCCGGTCGCACCGACGAGACAGGCCATGCCGACTTGGCGTGGGCGACCTTCCACGCCCTGCACAACGAGCCTCTTGAAGGGCAGACCACGGCGAATACCGGATTTATGGAGTCCTACTGATGAGCAGACGTAAGCGCGCAACCCAACTAACCACCGTTCTGCCAGCCGTAGAGGGGAAAGTACTCCCGCCCGAATCCGGGCCGGTCGAGGCTTTCACCTTCGGTGATCCGGCGCCTGTGCTCGATAGCAGGGAGATCCTCGACTATCTGGAGTGCTGGGCCAATGGCCGTTGGTTCGAAACACCGATGTCGATGGACGGCCTGGCCAAAACAACCCGCGCCAGTGTGTACCTGCAGTCCGGCCTCAACTTCAAGCGCAACATGCTCGCCCGCACATTCGTTCCTCACCGGCTGCTGAAGCGTCAGGCCTTTGAGCAGTTCGCCCTGGACTGGCTATGGAGCGGCAACTGCTACCTGGAAAAGCGCAACAACATGCTGCGCAACACCATGGGCTTGCTGCCGCCGTTAGCGAAGTACATGCGTCGAGGCGTCGACATGGAAACCTATTACCAGGTGCGCGGCTGGAAGGATGAACACGAGTTTGCACCAGGTTCGATTTGCCACCTACGTGAGGCCGATATCAATCAAGAGATTTATGGGTTGCCGGAGTGGCTGGCTGCGCTGCAGAGCGCGCTGCTCAACGAGAGCGCCACGCTATTTCGCCGCAAGTACTACAACAACGGCAGTCATGCCGGATTCATCCTGTATATGACCGACGCGGCGCAGAAGGAAGAGGACATCGACTCACTGCGCACCGCGCTGAAAAACTCGAAAGGGCCTGGCAACTTCCGAAACCTGTTCGTGTACGCGCCTGCAGGCAAGAAAGATGGCATCCAGCTAATCCCGGTGAGCGAGGTTGCTGCCAAGGACGAGTTCAGCTCGATCAAGAACATCAGCCGCGACGATCTGCTCGCGGCGTTGCGCATCCCGCCTCAGCTGATGGGCATCGTGCCGCAGAACGCGGGCGGTTTCGGGTCGTTGCGGGAGGCTGCAGAAGTTTGGGCGGTCAACGAGCTGGAGCCGCTGCAGGCAAGGCTGGCCCAGGTAAACGAGTGGTTGGGTGAAGAGGTTGTCAGCTTTAAGCCTTTTGAACTCACACCGACAGAGAAGTAGCAGCGGAGGAAATATTCACGTCCTTATTTGAGTATCTGTAATATGCGCTTTCAAGTCGACTACTGAGGCAGGGAGCGCATGCTTTTTTCATTAATTATGGGATTGCTGTTAGGTATATTTTTTACCTTCTTTCTATTTTTATTCTTGTTTGCTTTTTCGCCTGACATAGCGCAATGGATAAATCCTGTGGTGATCGTCATTTTGAAAGATGTGGGAGGCCCAGTAGCAGCGGGTTTTGGTGGCGCAATTGCCGGTGCTGTTTGTTCCTATTTTTTTCAAAAAAGTAATGAAAAAGAGAAAGAGGCTAAGGCTGAAATATCTGCAATCCACAAAACATCTGTCCGTTTGTTAGTTCAGCTGAATGATCTTTTTTCCGTGAAGAAGCATAATATATATCCAAGCCTTGAGCATAAGGTGAGGTTTCTTGATATTTCAAAAATACCAATCTGTCCTAGTGTGACTGATCAAGTTGATCCGCGAATTATAGATGTCGCGGTATCTTTGAAAGATGCTAAGGCGATTGATGTCATCTATTTGGCCGAGGCCAGATATAAAGCGTGTTTCGAGAATTTTAGTAATCGTAACCTTGGCCTGGATGAATATAGAAGTACATTGAAGGGCGCTGGCTTGGGGCGAGGAGGCAGCAACTCTCTCGAAGAATTATGTCAAGCAGTAGGGCAGGGGCAGTTGATTGCGTTACATGTAATGACTGAGGTGATGATTGAGGTGTTGGATGAAACTATTCAAACACTCAGCGAGGCAATTGAGTTGATGGCTAATATGATGGATAAGAAGTTTAAAGGGGTAGGGGTTAATAGTCTAAAAATAAGTTTGAAGGAGAATGAAGAGTATTTGGCAAAAACCGCGCCTCCATATTTTAATGTTGATACGCTTAAAGCCTATCTTGATCAGTTTGGGCAGCAGTAAAAAGCATTCGAATATCTTATAGGTTTTGGCTTTCAATCATTGGGTATAACAAGCTCAGCCCCCTGGTTTTTCACACTACCGACCGCTTTTGAAACCTTGAACCATTCAAATGCCTCGGCCGGTTCGCCTTGGTGCAACACCATCTGCTCGGCGCGCTCTTTGGGCGTTGCCGGGTCCAACCATTCACGGGCCAAGTCCGGGGTTAACACTACGGGCCTTCGGTCGTGAATATCCACCATGCCGCCGGCACTATCGGCGGTGATAATCACGAAGCCGTCATGCTCGCCTGGTCCCTCATCGGGGTCAGGCATCTGGCCGATGGACGCACAGAATATCGGCGCACCATCCCGCCGACGGATCAGGTAAGGCTGGTTTTTGGGGCCGCCTTCATCTACCCACTCAAACCAGTTGTCGATAGGCGTGATTGCACGATGTGGCCAGATCGCCCGGAAGAACGGGCCGTGGGCTACCTTCTCCACGCGGGCATTGATCGGCGCGGCGCGGTCTTTCGCCCAATGCGGTCTCCAGCCCCAGCGCACCGGATCGGCGTGTAGTAGATCGCCCTGCAGGTGCAGCAGCGCAACGGCGGTTGTCGGTGCCACGTTGTAGCGCTCTATCGGCTCATCACCCACGGAGTTTGCCAGGGCGTTGGGCATACTCAGGGCTGCAACGAAGTCGTGGATCCCCCGGTACTGTGAAAGTCTCCCGCACATAAGCATCTCCGCTCGTCGGCGCCGATGAACAGCCGGTCCCCGGCCAATCTCTACACTGTAGACACTGGCCCGAGGTATTCGTCATGGCTATTAACATTGAACAGGTGAACGCAATGGAGGCGTGGTTTGCACTGCGCAGCGATCCTGCATTCTTGTCGGCCACACCAGAAGAACGCTACGAAGCGCGGCTGGCCCTGGCGGATGACTTGGAGCAGCAGGGCCTGATCGATGATGGAGAGTGGCGGGAGCTGACTGAGGAGGCAGTGGCGGCCTATGCGGAGGAGCTTAAGTGACGCTCACGCAACGCATTTAGCTCTGCCAGCAGGCGCTGATTCTCCCTGAGCAGATAGTCGCGCTGCTGGGTGACTATCTTCACGCTTTGCACCGAGGCAAACGAGTACTGCTGATCCAGCATACTGATCTTTTCCAGCGCTTCGGAGAGCCTTTCTTCTGCATCCGCCTTGCCTGCCATCAGCAGGTCATTCATCTGGACCAGACCAGCGATATTCGCCCGCGCTCGACGCAGCATGCGCTCTGTCTCTACCAGCTCATCTACAAGGATTGAGCATTGATGTTGGTACATTTCAAGTGAAGTGGGGCAGCCGAGCCAATCATCGGTGTCCATGTCAACGTTCATAGCGTGTATCTCAAATGCTGTATGTGCGTACAGTAATCGAGGTTTTAATATGGCGCGATTTGAGCCGACGAGCTGTATGCGGAGAGGAGGTGGGAGAGCGGAAAAATGAGCATGGAGACGATGAAAGTTTGCGTTTCTATGGCGTGAAAAAGCCCATTCCAACATAGCATTTTCGTGGTGTCACAGCAACGGCAAGCCGCGTTTCAGTCAATAAATACGGGGGTCGTGACCGTATCCCGAAGTATTGGCCGGCGTGTCGTAGCTCGGCGGCATCAGGACGTGTCGCCGGCCCTACTGGCACGCCTACGGCTCGGGGAACTGGCGTGCTACACCGTGCCGGGGTAGTGACGTGCTACAGGCGGTCGGTAGGATGGTCTGCACTTGGCGCGCGCCGTCGTCCCCCCACCTCGCCTGCGGGCTAAATGGGTGGTTTTTTCTGCGCACCTGCGAACCACTTTAGGGGGCTCAGGCTGGGCGCTTGCTTGGCGTTTTGGAGGAGGCTGAAACCTGCGGAACCCTGCGGGAGTGGATGTTTTTCGCAACGCTTATAAGCAGGCACGAACGGCTAAAATCAGTAGGTGCCTCGGGAAAAAGGTTAGTTTTTTTTTGAAGGGGGGCTTTGGGCTTGGAAGGCCCGTATTTGTTGGGGTTGAGACCTAACTTTGATGGGTTAGGTTGGGTTAGGTAAAAGGTTAGCTTTTCCTAACTATTTGTTTTTAAAGGAATTTATATATTGAATATTTAACACTAGTAAAGGTTAGGAAATAACCAGACCTAACCAAAAAGCTAACCTTGCCGACGCTTAGGAAAGCCGTAAAAAACAAGGCGTTCACGCCGCTTAGCAGAAAACTTACCCTCCTAACCTCTTTCCCTTGGGTCAACATGAAAAGCCGATAGTGAGATATGGGGATGGCAGGGATCCATGCGTCGTTGTGCTTTCCTTAGCCTTACGCGTAAACCTTATGCAGCGGTATGCGGCGCTGGCAGTTCAGTGCGCCGCATACCTTAAACCTACCTATAAGCCGGCTATAAATGTGTCACATTCATCTATAACGTACTGCGGCACAAGCTGGAACTGAGATGGGTTGAGTTGGTAGATGTAATTATTTTCGATGTGGAAAGCTTCATTGATAAATTTACGTATCACGTCAGATTCAATGTCTTTCTCTTTTCCGTCAAACAACATTCTGTATATATGAAGTTTTTCATAGTTATTTTTTGATGAAAAGTACAGGATTTTCATTTGTGCATCGTCTTGTACTAATTTAATTAGATTCTTATATTCAAAGTTTTCAACGAATAAGTTGATATGTTTAGTTCCATCATTTATTTCCTCATCAGTCAGTTCTGTAAAAATGCCATCCACAGATTTTTTTGAGGGAGTCGCTCTTTTGTGGAAAAGGCTGGACAAAATGTCGAAGCTGTTTTTTTTGTTTTGAATGATTTCGTAGTACCGGCGTAGGTACACTAGACGGTTTATGTCGTGGCAGTCAGTTTTAGAGTTGCTAATAGCGATCTCTATAAAGGTTTTGATATCAGATCGGTCTATATTTTTTTCTGTTAATTGGCCGGAGTTGTTTTCTAAGAAGTAAACGGCAGGTTTTATAAATCGGTCAGGGTGATGCAGTATCATGTCTACTACAGGTTCAAAGTCGTGAGTGAGAAGTAGAACAGTTTTTTCTCGGAAAGAGTTTTCTTTACGAAATAGAGCATCGACGATGGCGTATTTTTTATTTTTATCAAATGATGAGATAGGATCGTCAAGTATAATTAACTCAGCTTCGGTCTTTAAGCAGTCATACATGAATAACACTAGTGAAAACGCGTTTCTCTCGCCATAGCTAAGGTGGGATCGAACGTTGTCAATCTCCCCCTCGGTAGAGTTGTGCAGTAACTTGAGCTTGTAGTTTTCGCCGTCTTCAATAAGCTTCACTGAATAACTGTATCCGGCGTTACGCAAAAAGTCATTAATTCCGGAGCCGTTAATTTTAACTAGCTTCTCTATAAGTTTCTTTTGCTTTGTTATGCTGCCCTGTAGTTTTCCAGCCTTTTCCAGTAAGCCATCAATCCCTTTGTTTACAAGCTGGATTTTATCTTGAGTGCTCTGAGAGTTAAGGTGAACGAATAGGTTGAGATCTATCTTATGGTTTCTCAACTCTTCAATAATCACATCCACATTTTTAAATGAGGAGAACCCTAGATTTTGTGCTCTTTTTAAACTCTCAGAGAGACGGTCAATTTGGCTCCATACCTCGCGAATGTATTCTGCTTGCGCATCCGTATAGCCATCGATGTTTTTTATAAAGCTATCAATGTTTGTGCGTGTGATGTCTGCAAAGTATTTATTGAGTTTTGAAAAGATTCCTACGGTCTTATTGAGGCTTTCGATGGACTTGGAGTCGTAGGTCTTAGTAACAGTGTTAATAATTTCAATTGTGTCTTTTACATCGTGCGTGCAGTAGGGACAATCAGATGATATTTCTAAAAAAGGGAGGCCCTCTTGTTGCCACTTTACCCATTTATAATTTTGCTCGTGTTGGATTAGGTTGGAAAATCTTTCCAGTCCTTTCGGTATTGAGGCGACTTTGTTACCTGATTTTAGTGCTTTGGCAATACCACTTGAAGCATGGAATCCCGTTTTTACTGGCTTGCCAAATGCACTTGAAAGCTCTGTCAGGTCTGATATTAATATTTCGATTTCAGGGTCGCCGACTAAAAGGTCTTTCATGTCGTTGGTTAAGGATTTTATCTCCTCCATGCCGGACTCGTAGTCCTTGTCTCGTATAAATATATCAAAGCTGCCTTTTACTAGTTCATCAGCTTGGAATACGAAGTCGTTAATATAAGCTTCGTCAAATATTCTCAGCTTTGTTATTTCTTCTGCTCCTTGTATTTTAGGGGTCGCCTCCTTGTTTTGATTGTTTTTAAATGATGTGAGCTCTAGTAGTTTTCTTGTGCCCGAGAGTCTGTCAGTGATGGAGTATGCTAACGCCTTTGCTATTGTGCTCTTTCCACTGCCGTTTGTCGCATATTTAATGTTGAGCTTGTTTGGTGTGATCTGCAGAGTTCCGCTATCTATATTGTTGCAGTTAGAAATTATGATTTCCATATTCGATCCCATCGGCAGCGGTTTGAGATTGCATGATAGCTCATGGCCATTTTTTTGCATGGGAATGAGCCGGACCGATGCTAAATTTTTTCCGGTTCCAACCGAAAATGAGTTTGTTGTCTGCGCATAGGCAAGCTGGGTGCATGAATAAATTGAGAAGCGTTTCCATATTGGCTGCTATGCTATTTTCTCCCTCAGCCAGGGATGTCATTCTTGCTACCTGTTAAATTGGCAAGCGTGTGCCCCCAAAGTTTGGATAAACCCTATGCCACACGACTACCCCTCCGAGTCATTAAAAATACAAGCTCGGCTATATCAACTGGGCCTTATGCCAAATAACCTTATGATGATTGGTGCCTTTATCGTGGCATATGGTCTATTCGAAACGACGTTGGAGCGTGCACTCTGGACGCTTTCAGATAGTTCTGTAGCCGGAGTACGACCCTTTACCGAAAAGATGAAATCTGAGGATCAGTTCAAACTCCTCGGTCAGGGGAGCTCCAAGCTTAGCGATAAGTGCAACGCGGTACTGCAAGTCGCGGCACTGGTAGCTGAAGATCTGAATGAATACCGCAATAGCCTTGTTCACGGTTATCTTCTAGCGATTGAAGGGGGAGGCACTCCATCGTTTATGAAGAATCCTGCATGGCATCAGGAACTACGGAACAAGCCTGTCGGAGATGCTTACATTGATGAGCCCTTTCAGGACCTAGTTCTAATCTCCACTTGGACGCTTTTCAGGCTCGTGCGCCTGGTTGAAAAGTCTTCGACAGAGCCTGATGCGCAGGAGGCGATTGAGAGGCTGGAGGTAGACGTAAGAAGGGCAAGGAGCTACGCAAACGAAGCACGGCACATTCGTTATCTTATAAATCATGAGAAGTACTGATAAAAGCTACTAAGGTATTCTGTCGCATTGTGAGAGAACGGGTCGGATTTCTTCGTGTGCCTACAGCGAATCCAAACCCTTCAATCGAGCCAAACCTTGCCTCATATGCCCTGCATTTTCACCAATCGTATGAAGCGCTCCGCGAACATTCTCACCGAGCTCCAAAGCGTTTTGCTGCTCTGCCCAAAGAGTCAATTCCATCACTGCTGCCTCCAAGGCCAGTTGATTTTGATAAAACCGTTCCAATACGTCTGTCAGTGAATATTCGCTTGCCATTGTGGAAGACTCGTTTAGAAAAAAACCAAGCATAGCAGCGCCAAGGTCTGTCACCGCTTGCAAAGAAAAGGGCCGGTTTCCAGTGTTTGGAATTGGAGTTGGTACGAAAGTGGTACTAGCTTTTCTTAGGTAAGCTACACGTCACATTTCACGGGGCCTCCACAATTAAGCGTTCCAATCCATCATGGGGGCGACGGAGAAGCGGCGAGAAAGTGGGGCGGTTTGTAGGGACATGGGGGATCTGTGTTGGCGAGGCGAATGGGGCGTAGTTTATCAGGGATGGATCTTGGGTGTCGGAGAGGCAAGTTTTGCGCGCATTACCACTTCGAACGAGGGCGTTGCCGTGTGTGGAATACGCCAAGGATCTGCAGTCGATCACCCCGCACTCTATACGGGATCAGATAGGACCAGTTGGGGACTGTCCATTCGCGAGTATGTTTCACCCGACCTTCGCGCCCCATGGAAGGAAACTGAGCCAGCCTGTCGACACTGGCGAAAATGGCATCCGAGAAATCGTCAGCGGCTTTTGGATTTTCGAGGGCGATATAGTTCGCTTCGTCTTCCAGATTTTTGAGTGCTTTTTCAAGCCACTCAACCCGCATTCCTGCTCCAGCGCCTGGCGCGCATGGCCGCCACTTGGTCATCGGTGGTGAATTTACCTTCGTCGGCTTCCATTACTGCCAGCTCGATTTGGGCGGTCAGCGTTTTTTCGTGCTCGATATAGTCGCGAAGAACGTCCATCGCCAGGTAGCTTGCTGTCTGGCCGTTGGTTTTGGCCAGGTCGGCGAGAGAGTTGGACAGGTCTTCCGGCAGGTTTAGGGATATCCCAGTCATGGCGGCCTCGATGGTGGACGGATGTTGGGCATCTTACACCGTGAAGCGTCGGGTTGAAGCAGCAGGCTGTCGCGAGGTGTATCTGGACGTGAATTGCTTTTTCTCTGTCTACTCAAAATTAGGTATCGTGGTCTGGCCTATCCGCCCCACGAGTGACGTGGTCTACGTCATCAGCTTTCGTAAAACCACCAAACGGAGGTTAAAGATAATGACCAGGAAACCCAGTTCTGTAAGGCTTGATACGGTGAACCCGGAATGGTCGACTGAGCACTTTGCTAAGGCCAAACCAGCCAGCGAAGTGTTTGTGAGGTTGTTTGGCAGAGTCCAGGCGAAGGAAATGCTCAAGCTCAAGCGGGGCGGCCCAACCGGTAGCTAACAACGAGCTTGACTAGCGGCTGGCAAAATGACACTGCTATCAAGTATAAAGGCCGTCTGATTAGAGTGAGGTGTTGCGCTTGAAGCGTGGAGTGATGATGGAATGAAGGCGGAATCTCGATTTGACACAAAAAAAGCATTCGTCCTGAATCCTCAGGATGTAAAAAAAATTTGGGATTTATTAGAAGGCGCTGACTTAGAAGTCGAAGCCACGCTTGAGTGTGCAGATGGAATTTCGCGTAAGACAAAGTTAATGAGAGATGTTTTAGAATACGACAACTCAATGCGAGCTGAAATTAAGTCGTTGAGGCTGACCGGTACTTCATCTTCGATTAGCTCGTACTCTACGATTACGCTTGGAGGCGCGCACAGTACAAGTGTTTCATTTTCGTTAAATGGGCACGTCGATAAGGTAGCCGAACTGCGTGTTAGGCTTATGGATATAGTCGACGGTATGAGGCCTTGGTACGACCTATGTGCAAGGTTTGATTTTGGAGCTGTAGTGATCATTCTTTTTATGATCTCGGGCGTGTACCTTTCTTTCCTTTCTTCTGGGAAGCCAAAAGAAAATGTAGCTCCCGATCATGCATTGTCTGCGACTGTTATATCGATCGCAGCAGTGATGCTCATGATATTAATTGGATGGTTCTTTAGTCGCCTGAAACGAAAGTTTTTTCCTATTGCTGTTTTTGAAATAGGGTTGGGAGCGAAAAGAAATGAATTTGCTGAAAAAGTTAGGTGGGGGGTCGTTGTAGCGTTCATTATTAGCATGGCTGCAGCGTTCGCGTTTAAACCTTTCTCTTAAGTTGTTCCGGTATAAAAGGCGTCTGCCGATTTTTTGTATAGGTTGGCTTCTTTCGCAATGTTTACTTAGAGGTTGTGGGTTTCTCGGTTTTAAACTGATGGCCCGCAACCGATACTAATGCTTTGAGTGTTACCCTATTTGTAATTGGTGGCTGCTCTATAACTCCATCGCCATTGTTAATTGCTTTTTCAGGGTCCACAAAAATGACGTACCCAGTTGAATAACTTCTCCGACAACCCCCTAGGTTCACGATTATCCATCGGAAATTTCCCACGCTTTTCTCGGCTTGCCCCTAAGACCACCCCTAGCTAACCTCCTCAAGCCGCTGCTAATCCAGCGGCCGGATGTGGAAGTCCGACCAAGCTGAAGGCGCTCAATCGCCCATAAACACCTACCGGCGTTTTTTTACGTCTGTATGATTGGTTATGGCGGCTGTGCGCGGGGCATTTCGGTGCGCCGGGTCCTTTAGCCCTGGTCTTCCACACCTGCGTACAGCTGCCACCCCTCATGTGGAAGTGAGATAGGCAGTTCCTTAAACGCTAAAGGAGCTTCGCCATGTACAAGGCCACACCTAATCCGCCTTATGCTTCAAACGCTGCATCTTCTGATCCCAAGCTTCAAGCCGCAGCCCTCCGAGCAATCCATCATCACTTGCCCCCATCCGACGACGCTGCGCCCGCCGAAAGCCCAAGCGACAACCTATTCCTCGTAAACCCAACCATCGACCCCGAAACCCTCCTGGCCAACGCCGCCGAAAACCTGGTATCCGCCAACGAAATGGCCGCCACCTTGGCTTTTGACCTCGACGACTCCCAGCGCGCCATCGCCTTGGGCATTCAGCAGTTAATCGAGTTGAGTTCGCTACTCGTTGACCGAGCCCAGGAGCAAGTTGCGCCTGTAACCGCCCCAGTCAAAGCCTGACAACCAACCCTGCCGCCTTATCCAAGGCGGCAACCTGAGCTCATGCTGTCACCCAGCAAAGTTTCATAATTCCCTGCGCCGTTGAGGTCTACGATTCCCTGCGAGAGAGGACCCCAGCGCCTCCAGCCCATAGGGAACTGAAACCATGATCTCGAACCTCGTCAAACTTGTGATGATCACCGGCACGTTGCTGTTGAGCGCTTGTTCGTCTTCACCGAGCGTGAACAGTGACCCGTGCTTTTCAGGTGGATGCCAGGCATTTGGCGACCATAGCCCCAGCAAAGCCGCCAAGATGAATTTTGGTGGCAGTGGGTTGGGGAGTAGTTATGGGGAGTATGGTTCGGGGTTGTTGCATGATGATTGATGGGGTGGTGGGGCAAGAGCGTTTTGCTTGCTTTGCCGCTTTGCGAAGTGATCAGCCGTTGGGGTTGAGCGCTAAGTAGCCGTTGCCTGAGTAACGGATAGGTACGCGGTCTGATCCCTCATTCTCGTCGGCTGTCGGGCCGCCTTCGCGAGCAAGCCCGCTCCCACAGTTGGATCGCAGGGTGCCAGGTCTATAGGCGTCGGCTGTCAGGTGCGATGGCGGTGGGTCAGTTAACTCATCTGTCACTGGTACACCGCCATCGCAGGCAAGCCAGCTCCCACATTGGCCATGTATCGCTCGCAGAATTAGCGCCCGACTCGGATCGCTGTGGGGGAGGGCTTGATCGCGATGGCGGTGGGTCAGTTAATGCATCTGTCACTGATACACCGCTATCGCAGGCAAGCCAGCTCCCACATTGGCCATATATCGCCCACAAAATCAGCGCCCGGCCCAGATCCCTGTGGGAGCGGGCTTGCTCGCGAAGGCGGCGTGTCAGTCACTGAATCTATAACTGAACCACTGCTTTCCCAGGCAAGCCAGCTCCACACATTGGTATTGTGTTCGCTTAGCTGATCGCTATTAGGTGAGCCGTTATTGACCGCCTTTCATCCGGCGCGCAATCAGGTAAAGGCCCAGGCCCACCAGCGCTGTAGCAGCACCGATGTAGCCGGTGCTGGTCCAGCCCAACCCTGCCGTAATCGCCATCCCACCAAACCACGGCCCCAGCGCATTCGCCAGGTTGAACGCCGCATGGTTGGACGCTGCCGCCAGGCTCGGCGCTTCGTGGGCGATGTCCATCAGACGAATCTGCAACGGTGCCGCCAACGCGACCATGGTGCCCACCAGCCCCATGCTCACCAGCACGCCCCACAGTGACGAGGCGGCGAAGGGGAAGAACAACAACACCGCCATCGACCACACCAATATCAAGCCCACCGCCCGGAACTGCATACGATCAAACAGCTTGCCGCCGGCAATGTTGCCGATGATGCCGCCCACTCCAAACGCGGCGAGACCGAAGGGGATCCACTGCGGTGAAACCTTGGTCACTTCGAGCATGGTCGGTGCCAGGTAGCTGAATACGCAGAACATCCCGGCAAAGCCAATCGCGCCGATGGAC